GGTGCTACGCAACGAGCTGAAACTTTATCATATCCCCCTGGTATCAACGTTTTAGGAGTATATGTCTTTTGCTTATACTTTTGTAATAAGCCTTTTTTCTGCTTTGCTTTCCGTTATGTGTATGAATATTGCATAATTGTATATACTAACTTGCAAACTGTTTGTTCCATTCATTCAATATAAATTTTAATCGTTCTTGTGCTTTTGCTTTATCTTTCTTATATAGTTCATGTATATACTTATGGTTCATATCAGTTAGTGGTATAAGGTTATCTATCTCTAGTCTCTTACTATAGTCATCTTCTATTGGTACTATGTGGTGTACCGCATCAGCCTGTACTATCTTATGTTCTATATAGTAAGACCATAGGCATAGCCCTTTATACTTTACGTTTATATATCCTCTTACCTTTCTCCACTCATTAGTAGAATAGAATCTCCAATTCTTATTACTCTTTCTCTTATTGTCATATTGTTTATATCTTTCCTTCTGTCTTGCTTCATACTTCTTAGTACATTCATTACAATATCTTTGTCCTGCATCTATTAGCTTTCCACACTTAGGGCACAGCTTCTTTAGTGCCATATATAATCATCTGCCTTGCTCTCTTATGGCTTTAGTTATTTTCCTTATAGCAAAGTCTCTCATTTCATCAGTAAATTCTACACTATCAAAATCTCCACTGAAAGTTAAATCTAGTGAGATTCTATCATCTAATTTCTTTTGGGTTTCCTTATTGGTATATACTTTTTCTCCACCTTTAAACGGTATAAATGTAGGTCGTATCTCTTCAAAGTTCTCCTCAAATTCTTCTTTATAAAGTACGTCTATATTAGTCCTATACTTTATGAGCACATCTCCAGTACTAAGATATTCACTTATATTATTAAGCTTAATAATAAATGTATTACCATAATCACATGCCACTGTCTTTATTTTAGGATATGCAAAATGTAATATGTCATCTCCTATGGTTTTATTTGTAATTACTAGTGCTTCACATACTCTCCCATTTCTTTTATTTCTATATCTCATTGTTCATTCCTCCCTTGGCTTCTATTCGTCAAGAAACGTATATATAATCCAAAATGTTTCTTCTCTATCTGTTTGTTCACATATGTCACCCAAGTCACACATTAATTGCTGTAGTTAATTTATTAGTTCATTAAAGTTTTTTCTATTGTATGTATGTCCGTCCGGATTAAATATAGCCTTTGCTATTTTATCAATGTCATATTTTATGTGCTTAGCCATATTAAAACCCCTTTTCCAATCTAATATCACCGTTTTCATCTGTGGCATATGCTTTATCTGTTAATCTATCGAAGTATTCTGTACTACCATTCTGTAGTTTAATCCCCGACTCCACATTAATTCCTTTATGTGCTAACTCTCGTGCCATGCATGTATCTCCTTCAAGATTTTGTAATTTATTATTTATTAAATATTTAACTTTTTGTGGGTCAGACAATTCTCTGTCATCTTCCACAAAAACAGGTATTCTAAATCCTACTCTTGCACTTCCACATATATAATATTTTTTCATACGATTAACCTCCCTATAAAATAAAAAAGAGAGCCACATACTACAGAATTTAATCTGTAATACATGGCTCTCTAGGTGCTCTAATATTTTATTGTTCTCTTTGCTTGATACCTTTTCTCCGTTTTTAATGTTGGATTTTTAAAAGATAAACTATCTTCTTCCATTTTTCCACTCTCCTAATGCATTTTTATAGTTTATTACTATAGTCATTGTGTATAATATAAGAAAATAAATTATAGCACCTGTCGCAAATATAAGTAAGAATCTCTTCCATCTACTTTCCGTTAATAAGGTATAAATCAAAGTAATGCATAATAAGTTACTGCTAAATCCTAACGCTAAGACATCTTGAATGTTATCTAAGATAAACTTAAATATACCTCTCATATATTATTACCTCGTTTCTCTTATTGCTCCCCTAACTCTTTTATAACTTCTAGCTTTCATAAGTTCCTCTGCTTCTTTACTATCTATATCATTAGCTTTTACACTATACTTATCTATTTTCTTACATCTAGAGCATTGTATTTCTATATCTGCTTTGCCTTCTACCTTGGCCAACATTTTTCCACAGTACTTACATCTTATCTCCATGTTCTCACTTCCTTGGTATTTTACATGATTTAAAAATTGTCCCTGGTTTTATACATTCTCCATTAATCCATAATTCATATACGTATCTGCTATCTCTTATTTCCATTGCATACTCCAAGTTAGATATAAAACCTAACTGTAGCATTATTTCAAGAAAAATGTCCCTGTCTTTACGCATTACAGTAACATTTTTATCATAATATCTTATGTTTGTTATGTAATTAGTGTCTTCTTTTAATGTAACAATGTTGGTAACCTTTTTTTCTTCATATGTATCTTTATTTAGTTCCATAAGCTCTAATACTTCTTCTATATTTTGTATATCTTTTCCTGTATATATACATTTGCATGGCCTCGCCATTTTAAATACCTCCTAAGTTTTAATTTAGGAGGATAGCACGTCATCGCGACGTTCCATAGCCTCTTATTGCATAAAAAAGACACCTAGTTTCCTAGATGCCTCACGCAATATATAGTGTTAAATTATTTACACCTTTCGGTGTATGGCGGGAACAATAGGACTCGAACCTACGACAAATCGGTTAACAGCCGATTGCTCTACCAACTGAACTATATTCCCATATTGTAACGATATGAAAGGCTTCGAACCTATTATATTTCTATGAATATATCCTAAAATTTATTATTTATTGCACATCGTTACTATGTATTCCGAACTAGCCTTGCCATCTTCTTATGTGTAGTTCGGTCACTAGATGAATATTGTTTTGACTAGTATAAACAACACCGGCTGTGTGTTAGAATAACACTTGCGGTCAGATTATATTTAAAGTGCATCACCGACCAATAGCACGTCAGTTAATATTTATAGGAAGATTTTACAAATGTGTAATTGTACAAGCAGTTACCAGTAATCCCTGCTGGTTGTTAGCTCGTTTTTAATTATCTCACAATATTATTATATCCTATTTTTACAATGTTTTAATGCAACTTTAATGCAAGTTTAATGCACGCATTTCACAAATCTAAACCAATTATCTATATTGGCAATTAATTTATTTTTTGTTCTAGTAGCATTAGGTTGTGACATATTTAACTCTTGTGCCACCTGCCAATCTTTTTTCTTGGATTTGTATTTTATCTTTAAAAATTGGATATATTCTTCATCTAGACTTTCTATATTGTCCTCTATAATAGAATTATCTTCTTCTATTTGCATAATCCTATCTTCTATATCTGCTATTTGTTGTTCTTTTAAGCCTTTATTTTTAAGTAATCTATCTGTTATATTATATAGTGTTCTTTCTGCAAAGCTGTAGCCTGTAGGACTTGTCTGTACCCTTTCTTCGTATCCGGCGGCTATAGATTCATCTGGGAGGTTATAATCTATATGTTCTAACTTGTAATTTATTTCAGATATTTGGTCTTTCAGTAACTTTAATCTTTTATTCAAGGCGTGTAACCTCTTTGACCGATTAAAATAGTTGCATAACTTTTCTTCTATTTCTTTTAACCCTTTATCCATAATATCCTCCCTTTCATTTAGCAGAGGAATAGAGGTAATATTGCCAATATTCCAACTACTATTATTTTAACATATCTAACACTTTTTGATTATATCTTTAATGTCTTTAAATACTTCTTCTACAGGTCTATTTGCATCTATAACATAATTACACTCTACTATTTTAAAAGCTTTCCTATCATTAATTATTCTTTTATCACAGAAACAGCCTACTTCATTGCTATCTTTATAGGAAAATCTTCTCTACTATTAAGTTCTTCTATAAGTTTTGAGGTAGATAATTGAGACAAATCTATGTTATTGGTGCCTAAATGTAGTAATTTATCTAGAGTAGTGTCAAGAGCTTTAGCTATTTTATTTAAGGTTTCTATATTTGGTTCTCGTTGGTTTTGTTCATATTTAGCTAGTGCATGAATTGATATACCTAGTATAGACGATAAGCTTTCTCTTGAAACTCCTTTTTCTTGCCTAAATTCTTTTAGATGTTTCCCAATATCCATGATATATACTACCTTTCTATATTAGTTTGTACTTTTAATATGCTCTGTAGAGAACTTACTTCTGTTCCTAAAGCACTAAGCATATCCCTTGATGCTTTATATGTTTCAAGGGCCAAATCACGATTAAATTTCAATTCAACTACATCTTCGCTCCCTCTAGCAACATCATTTATGAGTGTCACTGGCATTTTCTCTGTTCTAAGCTTGACTATTTCTTTTCTAAGTGCAATTCTGTATTCTTTTTCTGCCATAGCGTATTCTTTAGCTTTCTTTGCTATAGTATCTACACCATGCTCAAGCCTCTGTGCAGTATTCCATATAGCAGATGTAACTTCTTGCATTTCTATTGGTTTTATAGCCATTTACTCACCTTCTCCATGAGCTTTTTCTAATCTTATTAAAACATGAGGTTCTTTACTGTAATATTTTTCTATATCCATATGAACTATCTGTTTATCATCATCATAGGCTATAGTGTTTAACGAATCTGCAATACACTTGAGTATATTATCGCAATCTGGCTTCTTGTCTGGAAGTAATATGCCTTTCAGCATCATTTCTTTTCTCTTTTTACTTGTAGATTTAGGTATAGGGTAGTATGCCTTTACAGACATACTAATGTACCCTTCTAGCTTTGGAAACTTGTTTATCTTATATATATCCTTTACCAGCTTTTCATAATCTGCCGTCTTTTGTGGTGTATATGTCCCATGCCTTGTCACCCGTGGGCGTTGCTTCCCAACAGGCGGACCCGGGATTTTCAATTCTATCATTTAACCACTTCTTTTAGCTCTTTTAGTTCTTCCACAACATCATCTATAGCATTTTTATTTACGTTTAAATGTTCACCTTCTGCAGAATACATAGTAACAACATCTTCATCTATCCCATAGCTTAATACTTGTCCTTCTACTCTTGCTATCTTAAGCCTGGGTTTCTTGGTTTTAGGTCCGCATACTGTCTTAGATACCTTTGTGTTAACAGTTTCTTTATTGTCTATAATATTCATTATTTTATCAACTCCCTTTGCTATTTCGTCATCTTCTCTTTCCTTAAAATCATCTACGTTTCTTTTAACCATTTTCTACCTCCATATAAGACTGAATATTCCGATAAATACTAATGCTGCTATTCCAGCCACCATTTCTACTTTTGCCATTTTCTTCCGTTCTTCCTTAGATACTATATATATTTCTTTCATTCAATTTCGCACTCCTAACCATTGATTACAACGTCATTCCAATTTTCCTCATGCCATTCTTCGTATTCTCCTTGCGTAGAAAAATATTTTGTATGTCTCTCTTTATCTCTTAAATCCTTATAATTTATTTCTATAAATTTTGTTTTATCTGTAGATGTAGTTTCTTCTTCATTCTCTTCTACGATCCATTCTCCTATAATCCAACTTTTTACACATCGTCGCCCTTTCTCGCCACTTTCACATTTTTGTGCAAACAGATTAAAGACATGTTCTAATGTTACAGGTTTATCTACCCATGCTACGTTCTTTAACTTTTTATTACCTTCTAGTGCTTTATTTAATGCTTCTATAAAGCTTACTGGCTTTTGCTTTAAAGTCCACATATCTTTAAATTGCAATGGACAATTGGTTCGTCCTTGACATCCTTGGCAACTCACCATCACATTTCCAATTACATTTGATGAAATCATCTGATTGCAAAGGGCTTCTTCTTGAACTATTTTAAATACTAAATCATGGTCTTGTTTGAGCATATTTAAAGCTTCTAGTAAAGTATATTTTTTCATTATTCTTCATCCTCCTTTATATACCATTTACCCTGCATCATTTCATATGCTGTTTTAGGATATTTTCTTGACAGACGTTCCAGTACTTCGCCTACATACACATAATCATTCCAATTTTCGTACCTAATTTTTTTATAACCATTGCTTCCTATTTTTATAGCTTCCATAAAACTTACTGGTTCTTGTACTTCTTCCCATTCTTCTTCAAGAAAATGTGTGAAATCTTGGGATGTCCCCACTTTGCCTGATACAAAATTGCCACCTGTTTGTTTAAAAAAGACTTTTGATTGATCTATGTCGCCATAATTATCGGCATTTTCCCCTTGATGAATCACTTCTCCAGTTTTAATATTTTTAAAATCATTTTCAAATATCTTTCCGTTATATACTGCATTAAGTAAATCTATAGTCCTATATGTTTTCATTTCAATACCCCTTTCCATGGATTTTCATACTCAACTTCTTTTAACTGTTCCCTGGTATATAGCCTATTTCCCATAAGCCTTTGTACAAGCTCTCTATTGTTATATCCATCTTTATATATTCTTAATTTCCTACATATCTTCCTAGCTGTAGTAGGTGTAGTTTTAAGATTATGTTGTATCTCTTTTTCTGTATAAAATTCTTTGCTAAATAACTGGAATAACTTGTCCTGAACTTCTAATTTATAAGTTAAATCTACATATCTATTTTTATGTGGTCCGTTTCCATATTTGTGATGATTAGGGCACAGATACTTGAAGTTTAAGTTTATATTTTTTAGTAGCAACGATTGGCTTTTAAATACAACATGATGTAACTCTCCATGAGTATATATCCCCTTTTTTAAGCATTCTTCACAGTATTTGTCCATTTACTCACTCCTTTGTTTGAATTTTCAATCAGTTTATCCAAGCCCATTTCTAGTTGAATTGCCTTTCTATCCCATATACTTACCTGATTACCAAATTTAATCTTTTTCTTTGTTTTAATAACCATAGATATTACCTTTTTATTACACTAAGGTATGTATTTTAAAATATACATTTATTAGTCGGCATTTATTAAATGCTTACTCTAAATGGATGCAACCCGGCACCCTCTATCCCGTCAGTAAAAACTTTCGGAAATACTTTTTTCATTATTTGATATGCTCCATTTATATCAGCATTTATTTTTATCCCTTTGTTGCTTATAAATAGTCCTCTATATTTCCTTCTTGACTTATTGTAGTTTTCTTTTATAGGTGATTCATTATCAAGAAAACTTGTCCCGCTTGTATAGCTTTCTTCTGTTAAAATTACATTGATTCCTACATCTGCAGCTTTATATTGTATCATTTGTATGAATTGTTGGTGTGGTACCCCTATAAAACTTTGATTAACTTTTTTGTTCATTTTACTATTCTGTTTCCAGTTCTTATTATTACCTATGATTATTGTATTTGTCTCACAGCTTAAAGCATATTTAACTATGTTTTTACTTGCTTTGTGTATCAAATCTGTAATCATATTATTTCTTTTAATAGTTAGTTTGTTCATCCTGCTTGTATAAATAAGGCTATTCATACGTTTAGCTACTTTCCTATAGTGTGACATTTTCTTGTTATAATATTGATTGATAGATTTAATTTTTCTGCCAGATATAATAATGGGTTTAATGCTACAGTTATTTACTATGGCGGCTAAATTGTTTAAGCCTATATCAATAGATAAGTATTTGCTATTATCTTGCCTCACGCGTGGTATATTGATCCTGTACACAACTTCAATTGTCAAGCATTTGTTTCTGGGCAATATTCTTACTTGCTGTATATTGTCTACTTTAGTTTTTATAGTAAATTTATTAAATATTTTAGGAAATTTAATATATCCATCTTTAATTTTGCATTGCTGGTTAGTCAAAATTAATTCAAATCTTCCTTGGGCTTTATTTAAATATTTAGGTAACTTGGGTTTACCGTAATATTTTTCTTTGTGTTTGCTCCAATCTTTTATGGTTTTAAAGAATGATTTCCAATTTCTATCTAATACTTTAAGTATCTGTTGTGATGATTTGGCTGGCAAATTAGAATAATCGTCGCCTTTAGCTAATTTATCTAATTCATTATATCTAATCCATGTCTTGTTATTAATAAAATTTTGCCTTACTATATAGTTTGCATAATTATATAGATTTTTAGATTTAAAACAAAATTCATCAAGCATTTTATAATAGAAATTATTGGATTTAATAATATGTTTTTCCACCCTATCAACTAGCATTTTCTATCTCACCTCCTACATATATTATATCATAAGTGACCGTCAATTGACAGTTAATTGTAAAAATAATATAATATTTTTGAGGTGATATTTATGGGAAATCCCAAACTAAAAAATAGGGTAATTCCAAATAGTGCAGTTGATAAAAAATTGTATGAAGCTCTTAAAATATATTCTAAGGAAAGTGGTATACCAATTTCTCGATTATTAGATAAATCTATCAAATCATTCTTAGAATCTATTGAGAAATAGTGGGCTACACTAATACAGTTAGATTATATTTATCTGTATTAGTGTTGTTATATTGCATATATCTTAATTTTCAATATTTTTAAAAAATTCGTCATAGCATTCTTTACAAACATTTAGCTTATTGTTATTTGTCTTGTTTACCATCTCGATTCTTTTACAATAAGATATCTTTTTCTTACATAAGTCACACTCTATTTGTCTTTTACACTTGCAATGTCCTTCTCTTTGCAATATAATATATCTCCTTTCCTACTACCCAGTACCATATATCTACCATCTTGTAATTGTCCCATCACTTTAGCTTTTGTCCCACTTTTTAGTTCTACTTTAGTATCTGGTTTAATATCCAATGCTTATCCCCCTTTCTAATATTTCTTCACGATTTCAATTAACTTTTCTTTGTCACTTTCTCGTGGTGGCCTGTCTCCTATAGCTTTTCTTACTTCATCAATAAGATTTTTATATTCCGTTGTTTTACATTCAGTTAGTAGTAGCCCCTTATATTCTCCATCTATGGCAGTTACAGCCTTATATTTACTTCCTTTACATTTAAGAGGATAGTGAACCGCAAATCCTTTGTATGTAACTGCATCTACAGTTTCATTGCCATTTATAATCGGTACTGTTATTTTTTCCTTAGGTAATTTATCAAATTTTTCATTAGCCTTTTTCTGGACTTCTTCTTCATTTTTAAGTGCCTTATCTATTTCATAGAAATTATGTCTTTTTTTAAATTCTTTGATGTTTTTTGCATATATCTCATCATCTGCTTTTGTATATTCTCTTATATTTTTCAAAGTATCTAAGGGCATACTAGAAACAAATTCACAATTACCGTCAAGTAAATACCGTATGCAGTAGTCATAATCTTCTGATATATCATTTTTTAATCCTTCATAGCTTGATTTATAGAATCTCTCCATGTCTTCAAGTGTTAGAGGCTGTAGTGCACATAATTCATTATCATCTTCATATAGTTGAGTTCCTGCTATGGTCATTCCTGCAAGATTTTTATAACCCGAATTGGTATCTCTTTTAATTTGCCCTACAAGTATTTTCAATATTTATCCCTCCACTATCTCTACATTTATCCTCTCTACACTTAACATTCTCTTTGTTTTTGTAGTAGATATCATAAATACATCATCGTCGCATTTTTCAAGTGAAAAACCTTTTATACACTTATACATAGACATCCCTCCTACTTTTCTACTACTCTAAAACTCTAATACAGCTAATTTAAAGCTATCTTACGTTTAAAGGTATAATTATATCTCTTTATGTTTTTATTCGATTTAAGGCTTGTTCTCGCTTAATCTAGTACCCTTCCTGTTGCCTTTTATAGTTAACTTTGTTTTTCTTTAGATATGCATTTTCTATTTCTTCTTGAGTAAATCCCATTTGGTTAGCAAAACACAACATCATATGGAATACATCTACATATTCTTCAAGAATTCTTTCCCTGCTTTCTGGTGGCTTTGTACTCCAATATTTAAAGCATCTAGTTGCCTGTGCTAGTTCAGACACTTCCACTTGCAATCCTAAGAGAGTATTTGTTAAAAGTTCTTTGCCACCTACAGGATTATTTGGCTCTCTTTTATGCTGTCCCTCTATAAGAGTATCTCCTAACTTTTTCTGCATTTCTAAGAAATTTCCTAAAGTAAAGTGATTTTCATAAGCTAAACATAATTTGCAACTACAACTGGAACAATCAATATCATCTCCTCTTTCTGCAGCAAAGTTACATTTTTCACTATCTGATTTTTGTTTTTCAGTTAACATCTATCTTATCCTCCTTCAAAAATTCTGGATTCTCATAGATATTGCCGATAACTTCTACCCTAAAGTTGGCAACATATCTATATAAAGATTTCCACCATGTATCACCGTCTATATTTTGTTTTAAACGCCATGAGCCCGCATAAAAAGCAACAACATAATTAATTGTGCCCTCTGCTACTATATCGCCTTCAAAAATGTCTTTTCCTTTCCTATCTTTCAAACCTGTATACTGCATAACTTCAAACGGTCTTTGCTCTGGTGTTCCCGGAAATATCTCCCATGCAGGTAAATCAAATATGTCTCCCCATTCAAGCATCTTTTTATTTAAAATATCCCACACTCTAAACTTAATATCACGCATTTGTTTATCATCCTTCCATATCTCAGTTCTAAGCAATTTTTTATTTTAGGCATATAAATATGCCTCTAAGTTAATTTTTATTAAATACAGCCTGTCCTTGCTTAAAATTTAACTATAATACCTCTATATCTCCCAGTAGAAAATCTATATACTTAAAACTTTCTTTATATTGATTTATTTTTACTGTTATAAAGTGTCTGGTCTTATAGAGTACTTTCCCATGTACTATTTTTTCTTCTCTTGCAGATGCATGCATTTTTAATTTTAATTTCTGCCCTATGTAAAACTTGTCTGCCATTTCTTGAATAATATCTTTGCTTATAAAATCCCAACTTGATAAGCTTCTACCTCTTACAAGTCCCATTTTGTTTCCCAATCTTCTTACACTACTTTGACTATATCCTGTAAGTTCTCCTATCTCTTTTAAGGTTAGCTTTGTCCAATTGTCTTTTATTGTATTTAACTGCTCTGCTGTAGCCATTAATACTCCTCCAATATAGTTTTTCCGATTAGTATATCCGAATATTTGAAACATTCTGTATAATTTTTACCTTTTACTACTAGAAAGAAGTCTGTTTTATCTAATAGTTTCCCTCTAAAATGTCTTATCACAGGTCTACCTACTTTACCTATTTCTCTGCACTGGAGCTTTATTTTCTTGCCTCTTTGTAATCTATTTTTAATATCTTGTATACTGAGAATGTTTTTTCTACCTTTTGCCTCTAACATTGTATCTGGACCAGGTCCATAATTTAATACCTCTTTTGAACTTGTTTTTCTAGTATATTTCCCTTTTGGGATTCCCTTACTTAACCCTAATTTCCTTTTATCTGCCATGCCTAATGCTCTAGCTTTACATCTTAAAGAACTATAGCTTACCCCAAGTATTGCAGACATTTGTACGTTAGTTTTAGTATAATAATTAGCCTTAAAGTATTCAATTTGTGATTGTGTCCATCTTGTCCAAAGTTTCGCTGGCATTTTTAACCTTCCCCTTTCATAAATTCTCTCATTCGGTAATTGTATTCACTTTTATTAAACACAACTCTATTGTCTCCACAAGATTCAACTATTCTTCCAGATAACGCTTCATCAAGTTCTACGAGTATGCTTGGAGTACATTCAGTACTTATCAATGTTGGTATGTAGTTTAAGTATCTATAGTTCAAGATAGGCATTATATGTTTAACATCTGCCTCAGTTAGTCCTACATAATTACCGTATCTATCTTTAAGGAGCTGTCCATTTCTCACTTTATCTTTGAATAAATCATCTATAATCAATACTTTAGCTTTTTTGTATCTGTTTGAAAGTTTTAAATAATATTCATCATCATTCGTATTAGCTTTCAGTTCTCTCATTGCTTCAAGATAAGGCATATATATAACCTGTATGTTTTTCTTTAACAGTGCTGCTCCTATAGCTATTACAATATGGCTTTTACCTGCCCCTGGCTGTCCGAATAATCCGAAACTATTTTTTTCTTCAAGTATTATTTTTTCAAAGTTTTTTATATAATTTAAAGCTTTATCTTTAACTTTTTGTGTAGCCGGTAATTCTTTGTACGCTTTATAGTCATTTAGTTTTTTTACTTTACTGGGATCCACGCCAAAGCCTTTCCAAAGTCTTTCGGATAATTCTTTTTTATAACATTGGCATCTTTTATATCCCTGTTTCGTTTCTACCCATGTCGTGCCATTGCATATAGGGCATACATCATTCGTTGCTGTCGAGTTTGTTGAAGTCATATTTACACCCTGCATTATTCTTTTTAGGGCTGGTATTTGTATTTTGTTCATGGATTTCCTCCTTTCCTTCTACTAACCAATTTTTTAGTATCTTAGAAACGTAACCTGGAATAAATTTGTTTTTCTTCTGTGCTGTAATTTGCATAGCTTCTTTAGTCCAATCCAATCCATATTGTTCTATAAAAGTTTTTAGAGTAGTTAAGTCTTTAGTTATAGATTCATTAGGCTTTAACTCTTGCCAATATTTACATAACTCTATTGCTTTGCTTGAGAGAGAAGAATCTTTCTCTTTACTCTCTCTCTTATTATCTAATTCTTTATCTATATCTATATCTATATCTATATCTTTCTCTTGTCGGACTTCGTCTTTTTTGTCTAGGACAAGTTGAGGACTTTGTCCTTCGATTTTAGTATTTTCAATCTTATTTCTATATTCTCTCTTCTTTTTAGCCCATTCAGTTTCAGACCCCGTCATGTTTTGAGTTTCCATCATGAAAATTGTTCCATCATCCCATACCTCCATAAGTCCCAAGTCTGTAAACATCTTTATTGCAACCCTGACAGTATCAATATTTGTGCCTGTAATACTTGACAACATATCAGGAGTATACGGAATAACATTTCTGAATTTTAATTTTCCTTCACTAGAGATAGATTTAAGTAAGAGCTTCAAGTAGAAAATTATATAGTCTTTACCATTAGAACTATTTTCTATAACCTTAATTTCATCCCTTTCAAAGAAGTTTTCATTTAGTTTAAGCCAGTAGTATCTTTTTGCCATCTATTCACCTTCTATCTAGTGCTAATTAATATATCTTTATAGGTATCTAGTTCCATTTGTCTTAATTCCTCAAAAAGGTAAGTCTGCATCATCTACAGGTGGAACATCATCTTGTGGCGGTTCTGGTGGAGTATTACTTGCAGGTTTGCTATCTTTGTTATTCAAAATCATAGAGCATGCTTTTCTCATAGAAGGTTCTTTGGCGTTCTTTGCTAACCATTCTATATAGTCAGGAGCTTCAGACATTATCTGTCCTAAAGTTTTTCCCTTGTGCTTACCAAATCTCACTTGAATATTTACTACTTCATTAGCTTTCATATTGTCCATATTCTCTTTTTCTTGGAACTGTGACATATCTTCAATGTCCTGCGTAAATATCTCTGAAAGGCTTGCTACTGTAAGTGTCGCATCTATCTGTGCTCTTTTCTTTGCCATCTTCAAAATAGTATTAGCTTGGCTACATATATCATCATTTTCAATCTTATATTTTGTATGTCCCCAGTTGTCTGTTTTACTTTTTAAGGTAGTTATATCTGCTCCTGCAGGTAAATCATCTTCTCTTATCCACCTCCAACGGTACTTGTCCTCTTTCGAATTGCAGCTTCCAACACCCTCAGTTATCTTGTTCCCATTTTTTCTTAATATGCACTTTATGGTATAAGCAAATATTCCTTTTTCGTAATTTTCAATCTTTTCCATGAAGTCATATTCACTTGAAAGTCCCATGAGCATAAGTATTTTTTCTGCCCCTGGTTTAAGTAAAGTCGGTTTTGTTACTCCCCCAATTTCTCCATAATCATGTCCTTCTTTTAATGTATTCTGAATTACTGTTTGGAATTGTAATATCTTACTCAACATATCTTTAACCTGTCCTATATCTACACTATCTAATAAACTCGTAACTTGGTTATCCTGCTGTACTATTGCGTTTTCCATTATTTATCCTCCTATCTAATTTGTAGTCCTGTATTCTGTTTAATATCTGCACCATCTATCTCTATATCTTGTTTTAAATCTGCTAGCATAGCTTTTTTGTCCAATTTATATGGCTGTGGTATCTTATATTTCTCTGGGATGATGTCCTCGTCCATTATATTAACCGTAGGTGGATTTTTTCTGACCGTAAGAGTAAATAGATTACCCTTGATACTTTTCTTCTTTAAAGCCACCATTTGGTCAAATATATAAGCTTTCAAATTTGCTACCATATTGCCATAAGTTTTTTTACGCTGCTGCAATCTTTTTATCTCTCCGTCAATTCCTCCAATATCTGCCTCAGTTGACTTTATAAGTTTTGCAATATTCTCAACTTTAACATTAAATTCCTCGTCTATTTCATTTAGAGACCTATCTAAGTCCTGCTTAAAATTCTTGATATCTGGATTGTCCAACAAATTTTCTAAGTTCTTATATCTCTCGCTTATCTCATACAGTTTTGCCATTATTTTTCCTCCTCGATTTTTTCAAGTTCCCATGGTCCATATACAGTTCTATCAAATGCTCCAAATTCTTTGGAAGATAACATACACAATCCTTTAGGACCTATTTGTATTATTACTGCTTTTATGTCTGTGCCTTTTATTTTTACCTTTTCCCTTATTCTCATCGGCATCCCCCTTTTGGCAATCATCGCATAAGCGCGGATATCCTGGACCAGGCAATAATTTATCAGTACCCTTTTGAATTAAATCTTCTATTAAGCATCCACATCTTTCACACAGAACACCTTCCATAATCATTTCTGATATATCTCCCATATTTCCCTCCAATTTGATTTATTACTCATTCATGTGTTAGAATAAGATAACGTAATTTGTGTATGCCCTTTCGAGGGCTTTTTTATTTCTCTGGCATATTAAATACCTTTTGATGTATATCTCTCCTTCCATGGTATAGTGTGTCATAAGAAATTCCTACCACAAGTTGTCTTTGTATATCATTTAATACTTCTATCGCTCTTTCTTTTGTGTATGATCCAAGTGTGTAGTAACCTCCCATAATATCAACAGATGGTGTATCATCAAGTGACATTATTATTTCTGGGCTTTCGATAAAAACAGCATTAACATTAACTAAAGCTTTACTATCTTGAGTTCTAATCCACATAATTTTTCATCTCCTATCTAAGTAAATTCTTAATCTGTGCATCATTAGCATGTTCTATATCTCCAATAGTCTCGCCAGTTTCTTCGTCATAGAATTCTCCTTTGTCAATATTTAAGTCATGCTCAACCTTTTCTGTAGCCTCTTTTATACTAAGTCCTTCGTTTTGGACCAAATCCTGAATTTTATATAAGGCTGTTTCTGTAGACTTATCCATGTTATTCGCCTTCTTTTATTTCATTCATATCGTCAATTTCAATTCCAACATTGCTCCCACTTTCATCTCTGTCTACTTTCAAAACTTTGCATCCATTTTCTTTTAAACTGTAAATTGTATCTTCTAAAGATTCTTGACCTTCTGCATTATCCAGTACTGTATATATATTTGACGCATCAGATTTAATTATAATTGAATGATTAAACTCTGTTCTTTCATTTACATTTATTCTATATTTCATATCCATCTCTCCTATCCAATAACTAATTTTGCTATATATAATCCTACTGTTACTAATCCTACTAAAGTTAAAGTATTCTCTGCATCGTCTTTCTTGTTAAATTTCTTAAATGTAACTATAATTAATACAACTACTATTAATAAGCTACATATCCCTAATACCTTCATATCAACCTCCTAATATCTAATAACAAGTAATCTACCTGTTTTCTTATTCCTGCAAGTTATATGGTCATATCCTCGATACACTATTGTAAAATTCTTAACTGCTAGTCCTAATTTTCTTATCAGCTCCTTTTCGTGCGTTTTTGGTCTCAATTATCTCACCTCCTTATTTATTTTCACCACATACAAACAATTTGGATTTGTCTATTTCAACTGTTAATGCCTTGCTTTCATCTTTTTCTAAACTAGATATGTCAAAACCTAAGCCTTTTAAATATTCAGCTATTTGTGAGCCATTTGCTTTTCTATCACATATAATTCTTACTTTGTTGTAATTATCTTTCACAGCTTGTATCTCTTTGTCTCTTTTATTTCTTATCTTTTCTACAGAACCTCCGTCAAACATGCACTTATCTAAAACTTTTTTGATATAACCTTTCCCATCAAATCCTCTAATTTCATAATCCAAAGTGTCCCAGCATCCAATTCCAGTGTAATGCACAATTTTATTGTCATGCATATCCGATATTAATTCTCTATGCTTACTAAGTAAGGAGTTAATGATATCCTGTAATTCCTCTATCTTATTTGTATAACCACCATCGTTTAATATTCTTGACTGTTCTTCATCTATAACCTTTTGGTATCTTTTTTCTACACTACCTACAGCTTTTTTCTCTACCGCATCTATAAATTCCATTAGTTTTCTTTTTTTAATCATATATTTGCCTCCTTAAATTTATTTGAATATTCTGTCAAACACAGATATTTTAATTTCCTAGCATATTCCTCTGCATCTACACATGAGTATGTAAAACTTTCTGCTATTTGTAATTCTAATTCTTCTAATGTACTAAATTGTGCTTCTTCATCCTTTGTAAATATAACTTCTCCTTCTTTAGTAATATCAAATACATATCCTGTATCCATATTAAACCCTCCATTATATTTACTTTATTTTTATACCTGTAATTTCATAAAATTTGTCTTTGCTAAAATTAGGTATTCTCTGTATAATATCTTTTTCTTTAATGTCTAAGCTGTTCCAAAGATTCCCCCATGCTTCTTTGTATGTGTAGGTCCTTAAATAACCACCAATGGTCTTATATTCTTCATGCTGCTCTTTTTCTTCATCTGTCATATCATCTTCATTAATCCATTCTGTTAGAGCAAACTTTCTAAGTATAGTACAAGGCTCGCTATTTCTCCAATCTTCTAAAGTCATATCTGTTGGTTTGTCAAACATAAGAAGCTTTGGCGTTTCGATGCAAAATACTCCACTAGAATAATTGCAAGAGTTAAAGTCACCACTATTCCTGTAACCACTATTGCTGTCACCACTATTCATGTCACCACTATTGCTGTCACCACTATTCCTGTCACCACTATTCATGTCACCACTATTGCTGTTACCACTATTGCTGTTACCACTATTGCTGTTACCACTATTCATGTTACCACTATTGCTGTTACCACTATTGCTGTTACCACTATTGCTGTTACCACTATTGCTGTTACCACTATTCATGTAACCACTATTCATGTAACCACTATTCCTGTCACCACTATTCATGTCACCACTATTGCTGTTACCACTATTGCTGTTACCACTATTCATGTCACCACTATTGCTTAGCCCAGTGTTGTTATTGCCTGTATTTACAATGTCAAGTACTTCATGCCAGCCTATTTCCCTAACTATTTTTATTTTGTCCGTAACGCACTTACTATCCTCACTGCTAGTTAAAACTTTTCCTACAGCTTCTATTTCTGCCACCTTATTATTGCTATTAAAACCATAGTAATTAAAGCAGTCAGCAGGTTTAGTACAAAAGTGGAATCCATTGTTACACATCTGTAATTCTCCATCTATTTTGTAAGTTTTTCCAACTTTATATTGAAAATCTCTACATGTCCAATCTGGCTTAAATACCTTAAAACCTTTTATCTTTGTCATAATTTCTCTCCTTATATTCAAAATATTCTGTATTATTTACCTTTTATAATTCCCTGTACATCATCCCTAGGTACACCAGTAAACAAGCTTATTGCTGTATAGGTCTTACCTTGTTCACGAAGTTTGATAACCTCTTTTCTCTTTCTAGGTGGTACTTTCATTTACTTACTCACCTTTGCTCTCAGTTCATGTAAGCACTTCTTACATATATTCTTACCTTTCCAATTCACTACACCTTCTACCTCACCACAGAATATACAATCTGGTTCATACTTCTTTAATATGATTTGTCCACCATCTGTATATATTTCTAATGGGCTACCTTCCTGAATATTTAATGTATTCCTTAATTCTTTTGGAATTACAACTCTTCCTAAATCGTCTACTTTTCTTACTATTCCTGTAGCTTTCATTTAAACAGCCTCCTCCTTTACTTTGATATCATTTTTTATAGCTATCTCTTTAACTATCGCAATATAAATTTCTTTAAGCCTGGTATCATTAGCTATAACATCAAGGTAATTTAATTTGTCTGCTTTACTTGGTGCCATGCCTTGCCTTAATGCTCTACCTTTTAAATTTTCAAGCCTTATCTTAAGTTTACATTTCCCTCTTTCTTCAAGTGCTTTATATGCTTCTTCTTTAACCTCTTGATATTTCTTAGTCTTAAATCCAACACTATTTAAAATGTTATTTGTCTGTTTTCTCCATTCAGCTTTTGGATTTATTACTATGATATCTCTTATAGCTTGTACATTACTTTCCACTGCTGTTATCTTAGCTTTTATCTGCTTATTCTCAAGTTCACTTCTTGCAATAGATTCGCTTAATCTAAGTATTAATTGAGTTTCTGGACTAAGCTGTTCAGTATTAATTTTATTTTCCTTTACTCTAAAGTAAGTATCCTCTAAATGGTCGAATTGTTCCCATGCTTTATCTGTATCTAAAATCTTGCAATGGCGGTCTGCTCCTCTTTCTGTCCATAGGTATAAGTGACTTGCCCTTTTACCAACGAGGGGAATATTATTCACCTGGTTCTTGAAATCCTTAAGTTCACTACCTTCTAGGTAAAAATAATGTACTCCTTCTTTAAATCTGTCCTTATTATTACTAAAATTTCTTTTTATATTATCAGTGGTGGTTTCATAAACCAGTGCAAGTTGTTCAGTGGTAAGTATTCTTTCATTGTTATATGTAACTGGTATTAAATTATTCATGCCTTTCTCCTCCTGTGAATTTCATATCAAACTTTATATTTTTAGCTTCACTCTCCTTCTTTCTATTTGCAATAACTGTTGTTGCTTCTAGATTTCTTAATTCTTTATTTATTTATATAACCTCCTCTTTATTAAATAAGTCTTTGAATTTATTAATAAAGTATATCTGCCCTTTTCCTGTTACTTTTGGGGTACGTGATATGCTTATATGTCCATCACTGTGGTTTATAGTCGTTTCTTTTGTTTCAAGCAGCTTCAATTTCATAGATTTTTGAGTTGGAGTATTGTAATCAGTACCTTTTCTTTTAATTAAATATCCATTTTCACGCATCCATGTAAATAATCTTTTAGCTCCTATATCGTGTCCATTTTGCTTTATTAGCTTTGCTAAATCTCCTACAAGAATTGAAGTTCTTGCTACTGCTACGCTATCTGCAAATACTACTTTAGGTTTCTGCTCCTCTAATTGTCTTTCTTTCTCAGCAATAGTTTTATTTTTCAATTCAATTTTTCTGTGTGCTATCAATAAAGCCTTTGCCATAATATCTTCTTCACTATCATTTTCACTAGATGGTATATATCCACCTGTATGATTTATCTGTGGTAACACTTCATCAAATATCCAACTTTCAAATTTCTCTGCTCCAGGTAATTCCGAATTTGCTACTAATCTATAAATGTCACCTTCTGGTATTGCATTGACTTCTATTGTCTTATTTTTACTTTGTGGATGAGGTACGTCGCATTTTGCTACCCACCTGCAATGCTTTAATATTGCATCTCTCGTATTCTTATATCCAAGAGCCTTTGCAATATCTATAGCCACAAAGTGAATTTTCCCTTTTACAGTTACTGTTCTTACTTGGCCAAAACTTGGATTTTTAAAGATTTGTATATCATTCATATAGCTTGTCTCCCCTTTATATTTAAACTAATCCATTTGTGTTTACCAATCCTTTATCAGATTTTGCATTTTGAGTTTCACTTTCCTGTTGTATTTTATCTAATGCTTTTTCTAACGTCTCAAGAAGCTCTTTCATTTTTATCCCCTCCGTATTTTAAAATATCAGCTATCTTGACACCATAGAGATTTGCTAATATCTTTGCTCTTTTTCTTGTTAAAAAATTGCCACTTGTCTCTATTCTGTAAAAATGTCTGTAGGTAATATTTAATTTGCTTGCAACAAATCCAGGTGACAATCCTTTTTGTTTCCTAAGTTCTCTTAGTGTCATAGTTATTTAAGCGCCTCCTTTCTTAAGTACAAATTTATTATGTCATAATTTATGACCTTTTTCAAATTCCATTTATGCTTGAAATTGGTTTAAATCTTTAAGAATGTCCAATATACATGTATATGTCATAATTTATGTCAATATTACTATATTGTTTGTCATAATTTATGTCTTGTTTTATGACACAAATAGTGTATAATAATATGTATAAGGAGGTGTAAAAAAGTTTGGACTTTAAAGAAAAGCTTAAAATATACAGAAAAGAAAATAATTTAACTCAAAAACAATTAGCTGATAAATTAGGTACATCTAGATCGACTATAGCTGAAACAGAGAGAGGAAATATAAAAGGGACTATAGAATTTATAAATAAGCTCTCCAAAGTAAGTAATCTACCAATTACTTACTGGGCTAAAGATGGTTCAGATATTTCTTACGAATCTTATCAAGCATTAGATGTACTTATAAATGCTATGATCGAGAATGGGTTAATTAAAGATGATGGCAAAATTCCAGATAAGGATAAGGATATTGTTATTTCTGTATTAGAACAGGAAATAAAATTAAAAATTAAATGTTTAAAAGAAAAAAATTGTAAAGAGTAGGCTATTCCCTGCTCTTTACAATTTTTTGTAATGCTTCCTCTAATGTCTTAAGCAGTTCAGTTAGATCTTGTCTCATATACTTACCTCCACAGATATTAAAGCTATTTTTTAAATTTAATTTTTATGTTAATTAATTATAAACTAATTTATGTATAAGAAAATTTCTTATTTCTTCCACTTTTATTGTATTTTTTATTAGAATTTTATTTTATATTTTTACTCATAATTAGTGTATTGTTAGTTTTAAAATACCACTTTTTTTAATTTTATGCAAACGCATGTTCGTAATATTAATTTTTTGTTAACTACTATGTCTTTATTATAATACAGGTAGTGTTTCATATGTTACAACATTTTGAATTTTTTCCATGTAAAATTAGTTTATATTTTGTCGAATTATATTATATAATGTAATAACGATTGTTTGGAGGTGTTTAAATGTTGCTAGATATAAGAAAATATAGACAAGAAAAAAAGTTATCTCTTAGAAGGCTGGCAAAATTAAGTGGAATAAATTATAGTTATTTATCTAAAATAGAACAAACTAAAAGTGATCCAAGTTCTTATACTATAGAAAGGATTGGACATGCTCTTAAAATTTGTCCCACAATACTTGTTGTTGGATGTAGTTTAGGATTATGTAACGAGGAATGTGTTTACTATAAAGACAAATATATTGAGTTCTCTAAACTACCTATAGATGGCAAATTAGAGGTTATGTATTTTTTTGCTAAAATAAAAGAGAAATACAAGAATTATTTTTAACTAAAAGTGATGTAATGTGATGTAAAGTTGTGACACAGTGATGTACTCTATATATACTACTAGTATAAAAAATATATAGAGGTATCTAGTATGATTAAAAAAGAAAGCACCAGAATTAATGTGACAATATCTAAAAAAGTGCATGAGCTATTAAAAGAAGAATCTGAATACGAAGGTCGCTCTGTGAGCAATATGGTATATAAAATAATTATGGATCATTATGGAATAAAGGAAAACAATAAATAAAGAATACTTACTCCCATCCCAAAAGCTTTTTTTCCAGTTCCTGAAAATTATAATTTCTTTGTGGAAAATTATTGAATGTACTAAGTTCCTGTGCGACTTCGTTTTTATAGATATTAGAATTTTTTATATACTTATTGTAATTAGCATAATAAGCCTTTCTAGCACTATTTATAATTTTGTATATGTAAGACATTGCTGCATCTTTATAAAGCTTATACCAGTATCGTTCTATTTTATTTAGTACCCTTTGCTTTATCCACTTTGATTTTACTCTTAAATCCTTAAAAGCTTTAAATACTATTTTTTTACTTTCTTCCAAAGATGATATTTTTTTTCTTTCTGTAGCTTTAGTATTAGAGTTAAAGTTATTAATAGAATTAAAGCTTTTAGATTTAGGTAAATGCTCATCTTCATTAAGTGTAGTGTTTTCAATAGGCTTAGCAGGATTTTTTTTGTCTAACTTTTTGTCTACTTTTTTGTCTAACTGTAAAAATCTACAAAAAGTATAGAAGGATTTATTCTTAATTTTTTCTACTCCAAGTAATCCAAGTTTTATTAATTTATCTATTCTGTTTTTTAATGTCTGTAAATTTTTTATTGAATGATATCTTTTATAAGCAGCTAAAAGTTTTCTGAAAGATATTTGTAATTTAAAAGGATCTTTCTTTAAGTTAAGATTTGCATATGTATTATTTAATTTTTCGTTTGTCTTAATCATGTAGGCATATACACTCATAAGGCTCTTTCTGATATTGGAATTGTCTACTAAATTTATTCTATTTATTTCTTCTTCTGTAAGTTTAACTTTATATTGCATTAAAATAAGCCTCCCTTAGTAGCAGAGAAAGCTTTGAATTATTTCATAATTTAGTAAAGTAATTAGTTAAAAACTATTGACTATAAAGTATGAATAATTTATAATTACTTACATAAGTTAATAAAGAAATAAGCTTATTTTATAAGCTCTATGAGAGATTCAAAGCTTCTCATAATCCGTTAAACATCAAGTTTGCCGACCTAACTGTTTAACGGATTTTTGCTATTCATTTTTATTTTTATTTAAATTCGATTAATTTTCTTATTTATGTATAATATTTTATCTTAAAAGTAATAAAATTGCAATAAAAAGTTGTGGATAACCTTAGATTTTTTTCTAGTTATCCACAACTTTTTTATATGTATAAGATTTTAGCAGTTGGCAATTACTAAAATGAGGTGATTTTATGTCTGGAATAACTCATTTAAGCGTGGGAGTTGCAACAGTATCTCCTGTGATACATATGCATCCTAAGCTAATTATATTTTTACCTTTTGTCGTATTAGGAGCATTGTTGCCAGATGTTGATGCAGACTATAGTTTAATACAATCATTTAAATTTATAAGCTTCTATTTTACAATGAGCGTACTTATAGTACTTGTAACACATAATAATTTAATAATTGCCTCTCTGATAATAATGTTTGTAATTTCGCTTATTTTAAAAGTGTGTACAGAGCATAGAACTGCGGCACATAGCTTACTATTCCTTCTAATTTTTACTGCTTGTATAGTTCCTATATCTAAATTAGCAGCATTATACTTTGCTATAGGATATTTTACGCATCTATTTTTAGATATGTTAACTTGGGAAGGAGTAGAATTGTTTTATCCATGCAAGAATATGGTTAAAATCAGCAGCACAAAACTAGAGGGATATTTTTTTATATTCAGTGTATTTTTTATATTTATTCAGTTCATGTAGATTATACCTTTCAGATGTACCTTTGTTTTATACCTGTGAATAATACGTATCCTAAAAGGTATAATCTAAGTAACTATATAGTAGTATTTTAAGGATTTTAAACTAACGGTAGTAATTAGAAATAAATATAGTAATAGGGGTTTATAGTAATTAGTTAATAATCTTCAAAGAGAGACTCCAGACTATAGTTATTAAACTGCATTACCAATATGTCAAATAAATCACTATGCAATGGATCTAGTGGTAAGTATGGTCTAAATATCAAAACTGTTGGAAATATATCAGGTGCTAATTTCTTATATTTATCTTGGAAATGCTTAGAATTGTATATATCGTTAAGTTTTTCTATAGTTGTAAAATGCGACATATCTATTTCTAAAATTATTGGATAGAAATATCCATTGTATTTGCACTCTATAAGTGCGTCTATTTCTCTGTATCCACTGGGATTATTAATTCTGTATTTGGTTTTAAAAAATAATATATCTGCTCCCATATTTATTAGATCTGCATATATATCAAATACTTTTAAATCGTGGTAGCTTAGATGTTTATTGAGGAAATAAATTGTTTCAGAACGTGGGTCCTTTCTATATTTTTTTAAATATTTATTTTTATATAAAATTGATAATCTTTTTCTAGCCTGGTAATATGCTTGTTTATGATTACGATAAAATATTTTACTACATTGAGTAAGAGTTATACTTTTATATTTTTCTATATGTCTTAAAATATTTTTATCTCTCTCCATCAATATCATAATTTTATCCTTCTTTTAGATTTCTTTCTTGAAGGTAACTCTTTAATTTCAGTATATTTTTTTACATCAACTATATTTGTGGTCTTGTTAGGAGAGTTCTCTTTGTATGGTTTTGAAATAATATAACTATTAGCAACATATTTTTTTATTATTTTATCATTCACATCTAAGGTTCTAAACCATTCCCTTTTGTTTCCTGCCATAAACAAAGCTTGTCTATTCTCTATATTAGTAAGTTCATTACTATCGCATACTGTAAGGCTGGATGCATTATTGTTTTGACTAAAAGCTATTTTAGTACATAGGCCACTTCTTAGTGAAGGATCCAGGACTGTAGTATCTGGTCTTTGGATGCCAACTATAAGAAATATGCCTGCTTTCCTAGATTTTCTAATTAATTCTCGTAAAATATTGTAGCATTCCTGTTTTTCTTTATAATAAACCATGTGTTGATTAGCAGGAAAATAGTCTGCAAATTCATCTAAAATTAGATAAACATAAGACGTCCTTTTTTCATGATTTTTTTTATTATATTCTAGGATGTTTTTACAATTAAACTTTGCAAATATAGAGAGTCTTTTGGTATATAAATGCATTAAATATTTGAATAATTTTAAACTGTCATATATGTTTCTTGCATAGAATTTTGTTTGGCTACAATGTTGAAATATAATAAAGTCGTTTGTATCTGATAAGTCTGAAAAATATAAATTAATATCTCTTTTAGAATAATTATAAATAAGATTAGTTAAGATAATTCTTATTTCCTCTGTTTTGCCACATCCAGTTTGTCCAGAGACAAGCGCATGAGGAAATTTATTCATGTTTGATATAATTGTCCTTTGAGTGAATGATTTGCCGATATACAGCTCATATGGCTGAATTTTAACAGGCTCAAATTTAATATTTGAAATAGGCCTAATCATGTCTATAGTAGCAGTTTTTAAATTTTTGTTTTGTTCTATATAAACCATGTATCCTAGAGAAGTTTCTAACATATCTTTGGTACCTTCTAATTTTTCATAACCGTTATATCCTAAATTAATTATTAAACTGTGCCCATAATTTTTATCTAATATTTTAATTATTTTATAATCTAAATTGTTATTTGACATAACTCTATTAAAATCTTTTTTTATTTTCGTGGCAGGATTTTTAAAATAGTTGAATCCATAAACTATGCCTGTGGCTATAGCAAACTCAGTAATCATTTTCTTTTCACCTTCTTTTTATTATCCAGTATTGTTGTAAAAATTAATACTCCAATAGAAAGAGAAAATAGAGTTCTTGCATCAATATTTTTTATAAAATTTAATATTAATTTGTCCAAGAAAAATAGTTCCATTATAACCTCCAAATAAAATTATTATGTAAGAGAGGAAAGAAAATTAAAATAAATATGGTTGTTTATTTTTTAAGTTTCCTTTCCTGGATAAAATACAACTATGGTTAGTTTGTAAATTGATCTAAAAATTTATTTAAGGCTAACATCTGTTTTTTTGAAACCTTAGTGTCCTTAAGTTTACTGTAAATTTCATGGCAATCATTTTTAAAGTTGGTCCTGAGATATTTTTTCTTATTTATACTTTTATTTAGTAAGAGTTTAAAGTTTAATATATCTTGTCTTTTTAATAATTTATGTTGCATGCAAAATATAAACTTATTTCTTACCATGACATAAATAGGGTATACTTTATTTTTCCAAATTATATCCGCAGCGTCCGTTGTTTTATTAGTTTTAAAAGTTTTGTTGAGTAATAATTTTGTTATCATTTGTAGCATAATCATACCTCCTTAATATACCTTTTATACCTCTAGGTTGTACCTATGCTATATAATATGTAGATGTAGGAAATTTGTTACAATAAAAAAAGCAGTTATTGTAAAAAATACAATAACTGCTTTTTTATTTTTTTAAAAAATTAAGTAATGCAGATTTATCTTCTTTTTTGTATTTAGTGTTAGTATTAGCTCCAGTATCATTTTTGTTGATACTCACATTTTTATTTTTAAAATATTTATCTAATTTTTTTTCTAGTACAGAATCTAATGATGTATTGTTTTTAGCATCTCTTATTAATTTCTTAACATAAGTTGCAAATTTTATACCTTGTAAATTGCATTGCTCTATAGCATATTTATAAAGTTCCTGCTCTGCAGGCCCAAAAGGAATTGTTTTTCTTATTATTTCCTTTCTATTCTTTGTCATTCCATAGCATCTCCCCAACAGCAGCGTAAGTTTTTGCATTTACGAGTTGATTATTATCTGCTACCTTAGCATTTCCATATTGCTTATTGAAATATTTTACAAGCTTTTTAGCACCTCCACCAATTAGAATTATATCTGTACTTTCTGTATCGAAGTTTTGATTTATTACATTACAAATTTCTGCTACATGATCTGTGACTACATCATTTAGATATGTGATGTCCTTTTTTTCTCCACGAATAGTTTCTGTTTCTTTATTTATTAAATCTTCCATATCATCTGCATTATAAGAAGTATTTTCTTTACTATTAAATACTTGTTTCATACTTTCACTTAAACTTAACATACCAAATTTAGTTGTAGTATTTTTTACAAGCTCTAAGCTTTTAAATTGAGACATGTCGGTAGAACCTCCTCCTATATCAATTACTAATGTTTTAGTATCTCTGTATTGTTCTGGATTTCCAAAAACTATAGCAGATTCACTAAATACAAGAGCCTTATTTATTGTTATACTTATTAGTTTCCCGTCTATTATTATTTTCTGTGTATCTAATTTATTTAATCTATCTTCAAGTTCTACTTTTAAACTAGATTCATACTGTAGTGGAGGAAGACCTACTACTATATTTACTTCTATATTTTGTAATTCAGGATAGCTTTTTGATATAGCTGTAAGTAAACACAAATCATATAGTTTAGAGTTTAATCTATGTGTACCTAATTCTAATCTTCCTGCTCCAACAGTGTATTTTTTATCCTTATATTCAACCTTTATATCCTTCTTATTTAATTCTTTATGGCCTGCTGCTATTCTACTGGATAGTATTACACCTTCACTTGTTTTTGTAGCATAATTGCCTAAGTCAACTCCTAAAATATTCATTTTAAACCTCCCTATTTATATAAAAAATAATTGTATTACATTGTATGCTTTGAATATATTACCATTGTAATACAATGTATGATAATAGTCAATATGTTTATATAAAGGATTTTAGAAAAATTTATAGAATTAATTTATTATGACAGTTGCATTACAATCGTCATAAAGGGGGAATGTAAGTGAACAGAATGGAATTTGATGATTTGAGTATAGAGTGACAAAGGTAAGGCAAATGTCATAGAAGTTAACGAGGGCATAAAAATAAATTTACCTGATTCTGCAAATGTTGATTTTAGGCTAACAGTTAGATTAAACGATACAGTGTGGAAACAATTCTCTGAGTTTTGTAAAGAGCACAAAGAATTTAACCTCCCAAGCCAGAAGTCTCCAATCCTCTTAGGTTGGAGATGAATGGCAAATTGTAGTTGACTTTTTATTCTATATAATATATAATCAGTAGTATAGATAGGAAGTGAGTAATATCAATGGATTTAGATAGCAATAATCATTCAGTATTCTTATTATATTATCATCTTGTGTTAATCATAAAATATCGTAGGAAAGTAATAAATGAAGATGTTTCTATTAGATTAAAGGAAATATTTGAGTATATTCAGCTTAATTATAATATAACATTACAAGAATGGAATCATGATAAAGACCATATTCATATTTTATTTAAAGCACAACCAAATACAGAAATATCAAAATTCATTAATGCTTACAAAAGTGCCAGTAGCAGACTTATAAAAAAAGAATATCCAATAATCCAAAAACAATTATGGAAAGAATATTTTTGGTCAAGAAGTTATTGTTTATTAACTACAGGTGGAGCACCAATAGAAGTTATAAAAAAATATATCGAAAATCAAGGAAAGAAATGAGGTGAAATAATATGTTAAAAGCTTATAAATATAGATTATATCCTAATAAAAAACAACAATTATATTTAGCTAAAACTTTTGGTTGTACTAGATTTATCTATAATCAAATGTTGGCTGATAGAATTAAATCTTATAATGAAAACAGAGATTTAGATATTAAACAAATAAAATATCCTACGCCTGCTCAATATAAAAAAGAATATATTTGGCTTAAAGAGATTGATAGTTTGGCACTTGCTAATGCTCAATTGAATTTAGATAAAGCTTATAAGAAATTCTTCAGAGAGCATACTGGTTTTCCTAAATTTAAAAGTAAGAAAATTAATTATAATAGCTATACTACTAATAATCAAAAAGGTACTATATTTATAGAAAGTAAACATATTAAATTACCTAAATTGAAATCTATGATTAAGATAAAACAACACAGACAATTTACTGGATTAATTAAGTCTTGTACAATATCTCAAGTACCCAGTGGTAAATATTATATATCTATTTTAGTTGATACTGAAAATATTCAATTGTCTAAAATAAATAATAAAATAGGAATAGATTTAGGATTAAAGGAATTTGCAATAACAAGCGATGGAACATTTTATAATAATCCAAAATGGCTTAGAAAATCAGAAAAGAAATTAATAAAATCACAACGAAGTTTATCCAGAAAGAAAAAAGGTAGTAATAATAGAAGGAAAGCTAGATTAAAAGTAGCTAAAATACATGAAAAAATAGCTAATCAAAGAAATGATTTTCTTCATAAAGTAAGTACTCAATTAATACGTGAAAACCAAACAATAGTAATTGAGGATTTACAAGTAAAGAATATGAAACAAAATCACAAATTAGCAAAAGCAATAAGCGAAGTAAGCTGGGCTAAATTTAGAAGAATGTTAGAATATAAGGCTAAATGGTATGGTAGAGAAATAATCGTTGCTCCTACTAATTATGCAAGTAGCCAATTATGCTCTAATTGTGGAAATAAATCAAGTCAAACAAAAGATTTAGGATGTAGGACTTATATATGTCCAGTATGTGGAATGATAATGGATAGAGATATAAATGCGAGTAAGAATCTATTAAAACTAGCAATGTAAATATAAGATATATTGACTAGAGAGGTTGGAATAACCTTGATAGCTTGGGTAAACTTGTCTCATTAGAGATATTGACCAAGAAGCCATCCACTTCTATAAGTGGTGGTAGTTCACAATGGTAGAAGGAGATGATTTTAGAAGGTTAGGCCCTAGAATGCCTATTCTTCTTTCTCCTAAAGGAGTAATGAAAATAACTGTAAAGGAAACCCTGCAAGCTGTCGTAAATGGAAAAGTAAATAATCCAATAACTGTTATTATGGATTTGCTTAAAGAGGGTATTATTACAAAAGAAAAGCTTATAGAGCTGCCAATACCTCCTAAGATGCGTGGTATTATATTAGAAAAACTTAAAGAGGAATAATTATGGTTAAAAGATTTAAAGATTTAATTGGAAAAAACTTTGGCAGATTAACTGCTATAAAAAGGAAAAGAGAAAATAATCGTACGTACTATTATTGTAAGTGTAAATGCGGTAACGAATTATGGGTACGTGCCGATTGTTTAACATCTGGCAATACTAAAAGTTGTGGGTGCTTAGATAAAGAAAATAGATTTAAAGCTAAAGATATAACCAACAAAAAATTTAATAAGCTAACAGCAATAGAACCTACAAACAGAAAATCCAAAAATGGATCTGTAATATGGAAATGTCAGTGTGAATGTAAAAATATTACTTATGTATCTGTCGGGGATTTAATATCTGGTAAAATAAAAAGTTGCGGCTGTTTAACATCTCCAACTTCTAAAAGAAACATTAAAAAGGCTCTAAAAGTACATTTAAAAGAAAATATAGTAGAAAACACTAATATTCCTGCTATTAGTAGAAAAGGAGTTATAGCAAGCAACACTAGTGGCAATACTGGCGTTACTTGGGATAAAAGCAAAAACAAATGGCTTGCTTCTATAATATTTAAGAAAAAATACTTTTTCCTTGGAAGATATGCAAAAAAAGAAGATGCAGTAAAAGCCAGGAAAACAGCAGAGGAGAAACTTTTTAATCCATTTTTAGAAGAGAATAAGAAATTCTATATAAAAATTGCAGATGAACAAATTAAAGTATGGAAACAGGTGTTTAACAAGAAAAGAAAGAGGTTTCCAAATTGTTTTTGGCAAGATATTAATAAATCCCAACTTAAAGGACTCCTAATATATTTTTTTGAATACTTCCTAGGTTGGGATATTAATAATACAGAGTTTATAAAGACTGATTTATGTGCTGAAATTTTCCGTAAATACAAATTAAGTTCCATGTTATGGATATTTAATAACAGCCCTTTTGAAGTTTTCAATTTTGCATATCCGAATAGAATTAAAAGATTGGATCTTAATAGAGCTGGGAAATCATATTGGACTAAGCAAAAATACATAAAAGTTCTTAGATATTTATTAGAAAAAGAAAAATGGACAGAAGAGGATATAAAGGCAAATTCTATATATGTTTTATTAAAAAAATATGGTATACAATTTAATTCCCTAAAAAACTTAAAAATAGGACAGTATGATTTAATAAATGCTATATATCCTGGCAAATTTAAGCCATGGGAATTTAATAAAGTTCCACCTAATTATTGGAATAAAAGAACAGGAAAACAAGCAGTTAAATGGCTTATAGAAGAACGGTTGCAATGGAGTAAAGAGGATATAATTAAAAATCTAACTGTTGGTGTTTTTAGAAAAAATACTTTATCTGGTATGCTTAGCACTTTATTTCATAACAGTCCGTTTGAAGCAATAAGTACTACTTATCCTGGGAAATTCAAAAAGTCAGATTTTAAAAGGCAAGGAAAGCAACGGAGATAAATGAATATAATTTTTATTTTTAGACATAATATTAATACATATATTAAAGCATATATAAATAATTTTTCCTTATTTATGTATTAACAAACTTGGTTAAAGGCCTAGCATGACTAATTTCGTGCTAAGTCTTTAATTATTCACAATAGAATTTCTAAAATAGTGCCTGGTCTCCCAGGGCAATAATTATTTCTGTACAGTTTCAGCTATTTGTTTACCATCTAAGGTAGTATCTACAGTAGTTGTCACAGGAGTATTGCTCTTGTATTTATTAACTTCCAGTACGGCTCCTTTTATAATGTTATAAATCTCTGTATCTGAAAGCCCTGTTTTCCCTTCTACAAACTTTAATACCTTAGAATGTTTTATAGCACCATCCCAATTCATTTCTTTGCCTATCTGTTCAACTGTCTTGACCATGTCCTGGACAAACTGCTTGTCTTTATTATAGAGTTCTACTCCCATAGATTGCTTAACAGATTCTTTCTGTTTCTGTATAAGCTCCTGCTTGGAATCTAAAAAAGCCTTTATCTGTCTCCTTGCTATTTCTAGTATAGTTCCAACTCCTGCACCTACTATTGGTATTATTATATTATTTACTAATGTTGCGTTCATATTATCATCCTCCATAAAATTTTTAATATTAAAAAGGTACCTCAATTAAGAAGTACCTTTGAATTACAATTGTTTAGATCCGCCATTACCTTTGTTATCGTTCCAGTATACTTTTGGTGGCTGACCTTTTCTTAAATGCAAATAGTTAGCTCTATCTAAATGTATTCTTAATTCACCATCTGTTCCTTTTTCTACATAAAAAGTACCTAAAAAATGTTTTATTAAGTCACTTTCAGGTGGTATAGAGGTATCATATTTTGGTACTGCTACATTTGTAACCTTTGGAGCTGCTACTGCTGTAACTAGATTTTTAATCTCCTGTAATGGATATTTAGTACCTGGACAATCAGTGCTGTAAAATTCCTTATGGCCACCTATTTTAGTTATTTTATATTTACCTTTGATGTACTTACATAAATCCACAATGGCTTGTTTTTGTACTTCTGGCATAGTTTCTGTCATATATGCACCTTCAGCACATATTCCTATGCTGTGGTCATTTTGTCCTGGGCAATGTGCTCCAATTGCATTTTCAGGTCTGCCAGTGTAAACTTGTCCTGTCTTGGTAACAAAGTAATGATATCCAATACCGGCCCAGCCATTAGCCTTATGCCACTGGTCTACGTCATATACGCTACAGTGTGAAGCCTCTGCATGATGCAGGACTATAGTATCTGGCTTATTTCCATATGCTAATTTGGATGTTACAAAATTGATATTGCTTTTAATAATATTCATTTAATCATTTCCCTTCTTATTTTTTTAATTGCTCTAATGCTTTTAATAATTTTTCTGGCAGTGGAAGTCCACATTTACCACAGTTTTCTAAAATAGAAATACCCTCATTTGCTATGTAAAAATAACAAACAAGAGTACGGAAAACCCATAATCCATTACTTAGAAGTCTGTCCAAAAGCACTGCTACTATAAGTACTACTAGAATAGATGCTTTCTTGGCAATACCCTTATATCCCGCCTTGGAGTTTAATCTGTTTTGTACTGCTGCACTCATAAGCCCTGTAATATAATCAATTACCATAAAATAGAATAAAACTGTTATAGAAGTGTCCCACCCACCAAAAATATACGTACACACACCTCCTAACCCTGCTACTATAATGTTGAACGCATGTTTGTTCATGTCTAGCCTCCTGTTTTAAGACAAAATAAAAAGACTATCTCTAGTCCTTACTTCGCGTTAATATTCTATTGCGTAGCATATTCTTCATTTGTTATAGTTTTGTAATCCTGCAACGTTATAACTCCCCATTGGGCTGCATCATGTACGTCTTGCTTTTCTAAATACCCCATCTGATAAAAAATTCTATAAAAATCAAACATTTGTACTTCCTCCTTGTAATTGTGCTATTTTTATATTTAAGTTAGACACTGTTCCTGCTAATTGCTGTATTAATGCATCCTTTTTTGCGTTTGCTACGTTTAAATCTGCTATAGCTTTTGCTGTATTTTGTTTACCTAGTTGTTCATTTACTATGTTTATATTTACATACTTTCCCATAAAATCATCTCCTAACTTACCACATAAGCAATTTTATCTATCTTGGCATCTTTACCATCTATTTCTAAATCAACTTTGTTGTCTTCTACATTTTCTGCTTTGTAAATTAATTTTTCATTGTCTACTTCTGTAAGATTCATGTCGTTCCCATTTATCTTGGGATTAAATTTATATTTCATTAAAGCATCGTTCGTGCTTACAGTTATTGGTTTATCCAATGTTATAATATACTTCTTTGTAAGAACTATTGTGTAACATCCATCTACATCCACTATGTCAGATACCAAAATATCAGATGACAGATTGCAAGCGGGGCGAACTCCCAAGTTACCATAGTAGGCACTGCGGTAGCTCAGAGAACCGTCGGTGTCCGCACTGCGGACATAGCCCGAGTTGGAGGAGTCCGGAGTTCTAAGCCACCAATTCCACGGATTTGCTACGGATGAAGGTTTGCCACTACTTCTAGTATTAGAAAAAGCTTGCTGGGTTAAATAAGTAAGCCTGCTGGCATTGTCTGAAAATAATGTTAGTTTACTGCCTTCAGCTATACTATTTTCATTTGCTAATCCAACTTCCGTTGTAGATGGTAGAAATATTTTGTCTGTTATGGATTCACTTGAACCACCATCTGTAACCGTATTTTTTGCGACTGTCAAACTTGTATCTAGTATGTGTGCTAACTCTTGTGTATTAAAACAATTTAGAAATCCATCTTTATCGTCATATCCTGTCAGTGTACTCATGTTTCCGTCTGTTGGAGAAGCATCATGGTTGTTTGCATTTGCAACTCCGTCTGTTAAATTTTGTGTCATAAACCACGAACTTGCCAATCCTCCAGAATTAAGCCATTGTCTTAGATTAGACGTTCTATACCTATTATTTCCATTACTCGCCCTGTTACTATCTGCATTTCCAGATTCTTTTCCATCAAAACCACGCAAATCTATTATTTTTTCCGTTATTAATGTAACTGCCCCATCAGGATATCCTGTATGGTTTTTGTCTGCTATTTGCCATATAATAGGTTGCTTAGACTCTGTTTCGACTTGATATTGTCCAAATTTTATTTTGCTTCCTATTGCTAAATTTAATATAGATTGTGTAATTTTAATCATCCTCCTTAAAAATCTTCTTATATTTTTTATTCATATTTTTAATTAAATGGTAGCTATTACTGTGGCTTGCGTGTCCGATCCAGCTCTTATAAGATTTATCTATCTGTTCTTTAGATATTTTACCCATAATGTATAACTTTTTAAATTTCTTAAGCTTATTATTCATTTCTTTCTTACTATTTCTTCTTACTTTTCTTATAACCTTGCCAGTTTCAGTTAAATAAGTATGAAATCCTAAAAAATCTACTCCATTTTTTAAAGGAAATATTTGTGTTTTATTGTTAAGCTTTAGCTTTAACTCATTTTCAACATAATTTGATATTTCTGATTTACAGTATTTTAAATATTCTTTGCCGTTATGAATAAGTAAAAAATCATCCATATACCTTTCGTAATATTTTATGTGCAATTTTTCTTTTATAAAATGGTCTAAACAACTCATGTAAAATATTGCAAACCATTGTGAAGTTTGATTACCGATTGGCAATCCAGGATTTTCTGTACTATTAATTATTTGAAATATAAGATTTGATATCTTCATATCCTTAATGTATTTACTAAGTATATTTTTTAAAATATTATGGTCAATAGAATAGAAGTACTTAGATATATCACATTTTAATGCATATCCATTATCTCTATAATGTCTATAGAATTTATGGAAATAATCTTCTAATCTATATAATGCCTTATGGGTCCCTTTGTTCTCTCTATTTGCATAATTATCATATATCATCGATTTCTCTAGCAATGGTCCTAAATAATAATCGCATAAACAGTGCTGTACAACTCTGTCTTTAAAAGGTAGACTCATAATTAATCTTTTCTTGGGTTCATACACATAAAATTCTTTGTATTTGCCAATTTTATACTTATTGTTTTTTAACTGATAGAATAAATAATTTGTACATTCAAGGGCATTCATTTCATATTTTTCTGTAGAATTTTTATTCCTTTTGCCTTTTCTGGCAATTAAATAAGATCTATATAAATGTTCAAATGTAAAGACTTCATCAAATGTCATTAAAATCTCCTTATTGTGTATAGCTCTAGTATCTTAGAAACTTTTGCATCAATAATCTTGTATTTACCTTACGGAAGGATACGGGTTCCTTGGATGATGGTCTACTGTGTTCAACATAAGTTTACTAAGTCTGAGGAATCCATCTAATCGGGGCGAACTCCCATGTTACCATTGTAGGCATTGCTGTTGTTCAGAGAACCGTCGGTGTTCACATTGCGGACATTGTTCGAGTTGGAGGAGTTCGGATTGCAACCCATACCCTATAAATTATTTACAGCTTTTCATCCATGCGGCAGTAAGATATTTAACGTTTAAACAATGCTTGCTCCAAATTTCGCACTGACGAAAAGATATATATTTTTGTTTTAAGCACATTTCTACTAAGAATAGCACAACTTTTATATTGCTTAGAACGGAAATAAATATATGTTTCCTATTCTTTAAAGGAATCTCATTTACTTTTAATAAATCAGTATAAATATCTAAAACCAAGTTTTGAATTCTGTTAACAAATACAAATCTAACCTTTTTGGGAAATTTCTTGCCTTCGGTAATACTAAAAGTATAATTTATTAATTCTTTTGCTTTTTTATAAACAGTAAGTTCAGTGTCTTGTTTTCTTCTATTCATTTATCACCCTTCCAACTGCACGTTATCTACAGTATAGATTTCTCCATTAAAATAGAATTTATCGCCAACCAATATACTATCAGGAGAGACAGTAGCCTCTATTGTTTGGCTATTATCAACATTTGTATCTACGTTTATAGATTTTCTTTCAGAATCATAAATAGCCAGCTCAACAGTTTTAAATGAATCAAATTGTTGCTCTAAAAATTTTAATAACTGTTCTCCTGTAAATACTGTATCTGTATTAACTATAGTTGCTGTAGAATTTGTAGTATCTATATTTTCCGTATTTTTAAATAAATCATAAAATCCTATACCTGTTTTACTTAAAAAGGACATTACGTCATTTTCGTCAAGTTTTAGCTTCATGTCTAATATTTCTCTTCTTGCTTCTATATCGTTTGTACTTAAATTATTTATTAAGTTATTTATATCAGATATCTGTGCATCTACATAAGCTTGTTGGTCTTCTGGTGCAGGTGTCCATGTAGTTGCCTTATCTCCTTCTTCAACCTGTATATTTCTTATATACACAGGATTATCTAAAGTAGCTCCATTAATTTCAAATCTAAACATTTGTACTGAATTACCATCCCCTTGAAATGTCCAACTCATCCTATGTGTCTTATCATCAACTATAATATTCTTAGGTTGCCAATTAATCCTAGCAGCAGATATAGTTATCCCAATTTTTTGCCCCACTTTACTACCCCTTACATAGGCAGAAACAGTCCATGTTTTAGATGTATCTGAAAAATCAAAGCCTTGAGAAGCAGTAGAACTATAAATGGTATTATCAATACTATTTATTACAGTATTAGTTACATATTTTATTGTTTTTGAACCTAGGTTTTCGGTACTATCAACACAGGTCACATTTCCAGTTATTGTCCAATATTTATCACTAAAATCTTTTGTACCTTTACATAAGTTAACTCCACCAATTTCTAAATCATTTATAGTAGTATTCACTTCATCTTTAGTAGGCACATCACTTAATCCATATCCATCTCTAGTTGTTGGATTTGTTCCTGCTGTAACCCTACCTTTTGCATCTACAGTTACACTCCTATAAGTACCTACTGCTACCCCGCTATTCTTTAATGTAGCATCTATACTTGCATCTTTAGAGCCATCAAAAGATGCAGTTCCTGTTACATCTCCCGTTAATGCTATATTTCTAGCAGTTTGGAATTTATCTGTTGTATTTGCATGTCCTCCATTTGCTGGTAAAGTGGAAGGAATACTATTTTTCACTTCATTTATAGCACCTTTCACTGTCTTATCAGTTGTAGACAATACAGCTGAACCTATCGCATTATTTATATTGGTTATATTCGTATCTTTTGCTTTACTGTCTGCATCCAACTTGTCCCAGTTGTCGTTCATCATTTTTTGTATATTAAAAGTAAGTGTTCCATCTGTCTTTTCAGCTTCATAAAGTGCTAAATGTTCTGTGCTTTTTGCCATAATTTTATTACCTCCCATCTAAAAAGCAAATTTATCAAGTGTCTGAACTTCCAAATCATTCAATGTCATTACATTGTCTATTTCCTGAATTAAAAAATATCTAAATAAATAAACCAACAATAACTGTGCTGGTTTAACATCCTCTAATGCTTTTTTTAAATTATCTAAATCTTGTGGAACACCTAATTCACCTACAAATTTTATTTGTATATTACCATTAACAAATTGAACTTGTATATCTCCATTTTTCCAACTATTAGCTATGTTTTGTAATAATAAAATATCTACTTTACCATTGCTTCTCCATCTAGACATCAGCTGAGAACGCTGGTCTTCTATGGCGTTGTTACTATTAACTTTAAAATCAAGAAGATTTTCTAGTATGGGTATTCCCCAGGTCATTTTAGTAAAATCGAATTGGTTTAAATTATCCTGTAAGTCATTCGCTAATGTTTCAAATTCACTTCCAATAGCTTCATATAGGTTATTTACCAAAGGGTCTTGCCTGTAAATTTTATGGGAACTATTTAATAAATCTTCCTTAAACATCTTGTATGGTCACCACCCCTAAAACTGGTATCTCACAATCATTAGCTGTTAGATTTACAGATATGTTTGCAGTATCACTATTAAGTTTTAAATCTGAATAATCCAATACTCCTGTAGAATTTAATACCAAGTTACCTATTTTGGCGTAGCTCACGTAGCTATTTGTTTCATCTAAAGATATACTTTCTAAATATTGTTTTATAGAAGTTCCTATATTCTGTTTAATTTGTTCATCTGTATAATTTGCATCTTTAGATACTTTTACATCTACATTAATGTTCTTAGCAATTGGTGCAGAAACTGTACAAAGTGCTCCTAAACTAGATTGTCCATATCCTTTTCCCCAGGTAGACCATTTACCGTTTTCGTCTTGTGTTCCCATAGGGTCTATATAATCCTGTACTTGTTTTATTAATTCATCTGTTGGCATGTCTTTATTGCTATCCACGATTACAACTTTTACTGTCAAATCTCCGTTCCACTGGCTGAACACCTTGCAATCGCCTACGCCAGATACTTGCAAAGCCCATTCTTTGTAATGTGCCATGTTATTACTTGTGGCAGATTGCTTTAAAGCTTCATAGTACCTTTCTCTCAAAGCATTGTCAGTTTCTGTGTCGAATCCATCTGTAAGAGTACTGCTGTTATTACAAGAACTTATTCCTGTGATAGTGACTGGTATTTGAGTTATAGAATTAGCAGGTACATTCCCTATAACACCCATTTGAGTGCATATTACATGCACCTGCCCTGTACCATTTATATTTACATTCTCTGTAGCACTGAACTGTATATTATTGCCTGTAGAAAATAAGTCTCCTATGCTTATACTTCCATTGCCTTGTATATCTAATACCGTGGAAGAATATCCTCCACTTTTTCTCTCAATTCCTTTCCTCTGATATACATAAGCATCTAGTTCAGGATAAGCCATATTATCTACGTTTATTTTATCTTGCAATGCTCCTATTATTTGATATAAACTATAGATTTCTATAGAACATGGAACTAATAAATCATAAATGAGGTTTCCAGGAGTCTTTTCATATTTATCGTCTATTTTACTTAGGAGTCTTGCTAATATAACATCTTGTGTTTGGTCTTCATACATTTTTATTACACCTCCTATTCCTCAAAAGTGTAGCTTTCATTTTCAAGCACAGTTCCATCATTTAAATACACATCAAAATTTATATTTAAAGTATTCTTATCATATGTTTCAGTGAAATTAGTTACATCTTTTATATATCTATTTTGCTTTAAAGCTGTACTTATTTCTTCTTCAACTCTACCTATTTTATATTCATTCCTTTTTAATCCTAATAACGGTTGTGTATTTACTCCAAAGCCAGTAAAATAGTATGATTTATATTCTTCAAATTGAGTTTTAAGGCATAAAATAATCCACTGTTTTATAGCATCTACAGTGGAGAGTTCTACTAACTTACCATCTTTAATTACAAATTCATTTTTATCGAAATCAAATTTAAAGTTCAATCCATATGGTTCTACTGTATTTGCACTATCTACAATATTATTAACATCTGTTGCTACACTACTTGTTGTATCTGTAAATTCGTAAGGAATATTAGGCAACATTTGTATATCTATAGTATCGGCCATATTATCCACCTACCTTTTCCATAGCGTATAAATGCTGATTACTTTCATCTGCAATACATATTACTTGGTCATTTATTTTTAGTCCCTCGTGTAAAGCTGTCCCATTGCCATTAGAAGTAGTAACTGGCATTGTATATTCTGTACAAGCCTTAGAAATAGTTAAAATACTGCCACTAAATACGCCAGCTCCACCATAAATACTTATCGTTAATGGAGAAATAGAAGTAACAGTACCAATAGTAGTACCAATATAATCTGGATTTTCTCTGTCTTTAAAATCCATTGCCATTCCTATGTCCCACTTTGTCATAAAATCACCTCTATAATACCCTTATAATTTTATTGCAATTTTGGCTATAGTACCCACTGAATTGAGATATCTTAACTACATCTCCTGTATGCGGTGCATGTATGAAATGATCTCCGTCTATAAGTATGCCAACATGTTCTCCTTTAAAGAAAAATACTATATCGCCTTTCGTCGCGTTTCCTTTTGATATACTTTTTCCTTGATTCTCCATTGCGTAAGTGTAAGCTGTTAAATTAACTCCAACACTGTTCTTAAATACATAACTTACAAATCCAGAACAATCAAATCCACTTGGAGTTTTACCTCCCCATACATATTTAACACCAAGAAATTTCTGTGCATAAGCCACAACTTTATCTGCTTTGCTGGAACTGCTTGAAGAATTTATGGTTAATGCAGAACTAGAAGATATTGCTGTATCTGCTCCAGAATTAACGCTGCAATCTAAAGTTACTTGTATTGTGTGACAATATCCAGCTAAGGAATGTTGAGCACTCTTAATTTTATAAGTACCGTTTATTCCATATTCCTTTATAACCAACGGCAACATTCTTCCAGCTTTAACTTGCCAACATCCTCCTGCATCTACTATATTTATTTGTATCTCCAAAGATACACTGTCATGTGATTTGAGCCAGTTCTTAGCCTGTTCCACTGCTTGGCTTGTAGTAGCATTTTCTACAGTTAGAAGATAACTTAATAATCCAAATGTTTTTATATTCTTGCTATCTATAAGTTTTGCAATTTCTTTTGTGTCTGTGTCAGAATTAGAAGTTACAACAACCGCATTGTTCATGTCTTCTATACTTCTAGTAACAGATAAATCATCTTGTAGTTTGTATTTAATATCTGTTAATTTTAAAGCACTGCACTTTTGAATATATAGCTGATATTTATGTACCTCCATAACATAATCTGTGCCTAATTCAGGACACAACGCAAGAATTTCTTTTATAATATCTGTTGGCGTTTTATTTTTCCAAAAACGTGTTATATTTGTTTTTAGAGTAGCTCCATACATAGACATTCCATAAGGTTTAATAAGTTGATTTATTGCTGTTTGGCCTGAAACTTTATTAGCTTGATGCATTACTGTATTTTTGTTTAAATAGAATCCATAGTCTTGTACAGTGTAGCTATTATATTGTTTCTTGTTGACTTTTTGAGTGATAACTCCTTGAAACACTATATTATAGTTTGTGGGGCTAGAGCCGTATCTTAATTCTATATGGCTCCTGCCTTCTGCTAAATCTAGTACACTGTCAAAGTTTAATGTAGTACATATAGAGTCTATATCGCTTGTCCACTGCATATTATTGGACTTAGGAATTATATTCTCTAATTTATTATTTAGATTCTCTCCTATAATATAATTTGTCATTAAGTACCACATATAATCACCTCAAAAAGTGGAAATAGTCATTCAACATGTCCAACGTTTCTTTTATTTGTTCCTTTTCTGTTTGGACCATTTGTTGCATTGCTAAATTCTTCATAGTAGATTCTGTAGAATATTGTTTAAAATCAACTTTATAATTTATATCTTTATTCTTTTCCTCATACCAGTTCATTCCTTCAACAGTAACAAGCCAGCTTAGTATATTGCTCCTATCAGGTCTTGACATTACACATCTTAAAGGCTTGTGTGATGTTGCTTCTGCACTCCATAGATTTATAAGCGTATATGGATTAATTTGACTTCTTGCATAGTTGTATTTCCCTGCATATTCAGGAAGTATGCCGGATAAACTAAACGTAACAAGACTTGGATTTCCTAATACATTAACATTCAATCCATCACCCCATACTTTAAATTCCTGATTGTCAAAAGTTTTCGCAAGTTCTGGCATATTGGCGGGAGGAAATGGTACTTGTATAATTTGATTTTCTTCCATGTCTGAAAAATATATATCATAAGCCATTATAATTTTCTCCTTGCGTCAGTTATTTTCTTGTAAATATACTCGCCTAAAGATTCGGCGTATTCATTATTTCCTACCATGTTCCCTTGGACTGTTACAAATACAGATACTTGAGGGTTACCATTATTTCCTAACATAGCTTTAGTTTGCGCGTTATTTAAAACTTTTTCTCCACCTTTAAATTTCCTGAATTGTCTACCTACAATTAACTCCATACCATTTTCTGCTACTTGTGCAACCCCTTTATCTGCATAGTCGGTTCCAGTTGCATAGCCTTTATATCCTACACCTGTCATTAATCCAGGTATGTTATAAATAGAGTGCCATGCACTCATTATGTGTTTTATGCCTGCAACTGCATTTTGTATAGGATTAGTTATTCCAACATTTGTTCCCATCATGTCCTGATAGGTACTAGGTAATAATTGTAGTAGCCCTGTAGCATGTTCATTCCCTACACCAATGCTATTAACTAGACTAGGATTTCCTGTCCCTAATGTGCCAGGATTACCACTTTCTCTACTAGTTAACATCTCTAATGCAGGGAGCCAACTCATAGGTGCACCAGCTATTCCGAGTGCAGCAGTAAGCCATCCACTTACATTACCGCCCACAGCTCCTCCTGCCATGGAAGTCATATCTCCAACCCAGTTTTTTATAAATCCTCCCATGTCTTTATTGTTAAGTCCATTTACAAAACCTTGTACAATATAATCGCCTAACTTAAAAAACACCCTCGAAGGAGAGTGTATTCCAAAACCATTTTTAAAAGCATCTATAACTTTTGTTGTTAATTTTTTTACTACAGATAAAATATTACTTTCAGCCCCACTATCGCTTATTCCTGCTGCTAATTGGCTTACTATAGATATGCCTGTAGGTTTACAAGTATTAACATAGGATTTAACTCTATTGGACATTCCGGTAGTCATATTAGTTGTAGACTTCCATATATTTGGTGTTGTAGAAGTCATGCCTGCCGTCATTCCATTTACGAAGTCTGGCATCCACGTTTGGTATGTTGTTACATTTATACCGTTCCTTTCGGAATACTTTAACACTAATTTAATAGTCGGATTAGACTATCTCATATTCTTATAAAAGAACCCATGCACTTCCAAACTATGAATTTCACATAGAATGTACTTCCTCTCGGAATAGTCGTTACGCCTTCTTATTTCTAAGCTTGGCACGGTATTAGCATATTTATATTTGTTTAAAATAAAAAAGAGTGCTATGGTAAAACACTCTTTAAAATAGTTTCTATATTATTAAATTCTGTATATGGTATCCTGATAAGGTTAATACCATTTTCTTTACAATACTGATTTTTTATTTGGTCGTGCTCTTGCTGTTTTTTTAACCGCATTTCTCCACCAAAAATTTCAACCGGTTTAAAATGCTGTTCTCCGTCTGTCTCTACGCAAATATTGTAATCTGGCAAATAGAAGTCAAACGGCAATGAATTTATATCTTTGCAATCTTTAAATACACATTGTGAAATATAATTTATATTCATATTACTTAATAGCTTGGATATTTTTAATTCTGCTTTTGATATTGAATGGCTGCATATACGGCAACGATTTTTATTATGTGTTCTGAAATTTGCAAAGCTTGTATAAAATATATTTCCACACGAGCATTGCAATTTTAATTTTTCAAGATTATTTTCATAACTTGAGCTTAATAGCTTACAATCAGAATTTTCTTCTACAAACTTTTTAACTTCTTCATAATGATTTCTCCTTGCTTTTGCTGTTAATTTCCCACCGCATTTATTGCATTGGCGTTTATTTCTATCTTTAAATTTATTGAATGTAGTATAAAATATGTCTCCACATGAGCATTTAAATTTTAATATAGAATGATTATTTTTATAATTTGTGCTTAACAACTTACAACCAGAATTGTTTTCAACGTACTTTTTAACTCCCCCATAAGAAATTCTTCTTTCTTTTGCCCTTAATTCTTTACCGCATTCATTGCATTGTCTTTGATCTCTATTCTTAAATTTAGAAAAAGTGGTATAGAACTCATTACCGCATGAACATCTAAATTTTAATTTAGTTTTACTGTCTTTATAAGAATCACTTAGCAATTTGCAATTAGAATTCTGTTCAACATATTTTTTTACATCCTTATATGAAAACTTGTGTAAGTTAGACAATATTTTCTTGCCACACTCATCACAGTGCTTCTTATTTTCATATGCAAAATTAATAAATGTAGTATAAAATATATTCCCACAGTTGCACTGAAATTTTAAATTTATATGGTTATTTATATATTCATTGCTCAGCAGTTTGCATTTTGAATTTTCTCCTACAAATTTCTTAATCTGCTCTATCGTAAACTTTTTTGCCATAACAAATAACCCTCCCAAAGGTCTCTTATTTTCCCCAATATTTAATTTTAATTTACAGGAAAGGTGCTTGGGAAAACACCC